TAAAAATCATCAAATATTTGAATATCATCTGATCCACGATTTATTTTTAACATTATTTTATAATATCTTTCAGGCATAAATGAATCCATTCTTAAATTAAAAAAACTTCCATTTATATCACAGTCAATCTGTGTTCCATTATTATCAAATGGTATTATTGTCTCATCTGTTACAGAATCTAAAATACTATAGAAACTTGATGTTGGTAATCTTTCTCCTGTCAAATAAAATGATGACGTCTGAAATGCTTTGTTAGGAAATTCTGGACGAACTCCTACTCTAAATTTAGAATTTTCTGATACTCGATATTCTGATTTAATATTTTTAATATATGGAACATATGTATCAGATGAAATTTCTGCTGAACTCGTATCTGGAAATGTTGTATCTTTAAATACTACTTCTAATTTAGGAACAAATATTGTATGAGATTCTCTTCCAAAAAACTTTAATGAACCTAATACCTCACTTGAAATTTCATCTGCATATGGACGTTTAATTATAAATCCATTATTTGTTATAGAACCGGTTATCCATTGCTGTACTATATCTGTAACATTTATTCTAATATCAGGAGATTCATTTTCAAATGATTGAGATGATTCAAATAACGATCCAGTTATCCATGCGCCTCCTCCTTGTGTATTTGTTGTGCCTGCAGATGTTTTATGACTATGTGCAGATCCGGTATCCCATCCTGTAGCTAAGTCATCTGAATCTCTATAATACCAAGATGCTCCATATCTCTGTATAGGATCATCTGAATAATATCCATTACCATTTACCCATGATTGCGAAACAGGAAATGCTTCTACTGAATATGAATGTAATAGATCAGATGCATCTGCAGCCTTTAAATTTAAATAAACAGATGCAGATAACTCATGATCAGTTGCTATTCCTGGTATTTCTCCGGATATAATTGATGATGATAATGTTTGTATTTGAGATCCAAAGTCGATTATAAATCTAGTATTATATGTATTAGCTTGAATTGCACCATTCAATTTAGAGCCAGATGCAATTTTAGTTAATTCTAGTATTTGATCAATACCAGTATTTTGTTCTGGAAATTTCTCATATAATGTTGTATCGCGTTCTGCGTAAAATATTCTATTCATTTTATTTCTACGGTTTTATTGCTCTTCCATTTATATCTCTATTAGGATATCTTATTTCAAATATACATGGATCTAATGATGGATATAAAATGTTATTTTTTATTGCTGATGGCACATCATATACATTTTCTGAATATCCAGATGATACATCATTTTTATTAAAAAATTCAAAAGTTGGAATACTCTGAACTCCCTCAAGTCTATCTAACGATGTGATTATCGCTGACATATCTAATGGTCCATTTATTTGCATTCTATCGTTATGTAACAATTTTTGTAACTGTTCAATACATCTTAATACTACTTCATTGCTGTTGAAATTTGGTTTAGGGATTACTTCGAATTGTACTCCTAAATTAACAATGAATGCAGATTTTATATTTATTGCATCTGTTAACATTCTATATTGAGATAAATATGTCCTTATATTTTCTTTAAGTGCTTGATTAGGTTCTGTAAAATTTTCGTTTACATCATACGCTAATACATATAAATTTAAAGCTAATGGATTAGAAATAGTTTCAGCAGGATATGTTTTATCATTTGTATTTATTTGAGAATCTCCTACTACATATGCTTTTACTACACTACCAAATCTACTTGGCATAGCATATACTCTGGCAATATAATCTTCTCTTGTTATAATTCTATTTTGTGCTGCGAAATGTGCCATTGCATTTTGACGTATACTATCTAAATCTTGTTGCGACTTACCACCGGTAGCTGCTTCCGGATTAGTAATGGCTACTGTATTTTTTGTTTCGTCTAAATCTACTGCTGCAATCTCATTTAAATATTCAACTGAATCTACTATTGTGATCGTATTTACACCAACATTTTCAGCTACTGCACCACCATATGAATATTGTACAGTTAATACTGTATTTGCCGGTGCCAATCCATATGTACTAGTATATAAAAAATTTGAAGGATCAATATTTGAGGTAGTTGTACGTTTTAAATATTCTAATCCCATTCCTACATTTTTTGGATTAGGAATAATTTCTTCATCTGCATCTGAACTAACTCCAGATCCAAATAATATTTCTAATTTATTATCTTCTCTAACTCGAGTTACAAATCGTCTAGCAGTTCTTTTTAATCTTAAAATATAAGGTACGGATGATCGATATTGAGATAGTTCTGGATCATTGAAAGGTATATTTGCAATATCCTCCATAACAGTGTCTTGAGCTAAATAATCTACTTCTGTCCATTCTCTTCCTTGTTCATCTGTAATTTTAAGTATTTCAATAACATTATTTTCTGGTAATACTATTTTATCATAAACCTTAGGCTCATTAAACTCAAATGTCGTTTGATTTACTTTTCCGGATACAACATCAACTTGTTTTTTTAATAAGTATCGAGCAACATTTCCGCCACTATCTAATTCATATACTGTTATTTCTGGTTCTTGATTAAAATCGATAGGTTCAACTGAATGAAAGGAAGTCCCATTTTCTGCACTAACAAGCATATCGCCACCAATTGTCAATGCATAATTCAGATCTGGTTCAATTTCATCTCCAGCCCCTTTGGATGGAACTAATTGAAATACATCTATTTTTGTTGTTGATGGTGTATTTCTTTTTGGCTTATATCCAAATAATTGAGATAATGCTAATATATTTGCACTTTCATGTGCAGAATTTAGTAAAGATTCTCGATACGATTGATCTGTATAATATGATAAAACATCTCCTACATATGCAGACATTTCCATGAACATCATACCAGGCGACGATTCATTAAAATCATTATATGTATTTGGATAATAATTTTTTGCAAAACTAATTAAGTTTTGTCTGAATTGTGCAAAGTCTTTATTTAAATATTTTACATCTTTTTTAATTAGTTCTGCCATATAATGTCTCTGTTAATATCCTCCTCCACCAACAATTGCACCTCCTCCTCCACCAGCACCAAATGCTGTTGCAGCACCAATTGAACCAACTTGTGTAAGTTCATTATTATCAGTACCGGTAGAAGTTAATGGATCAGATACTATTAATGAATTTTCATTTAGCAAGATATTAATTACTATGTTTGCGCCTATTGATGTTATTAAAAATGAAAGTTGTATTTGTAAAGTATAACGATCTTGATCGGTAGTTATAACAACATCACTGACTTCAATATACGGTAGCCAAAATTCTATATCTTCTGTTAATGTATCTTTTAATTCTTGTCGAATATTATCTGTATTATTATCAAAAAGTACTTGTCTTATCCTTGTGCCAAAATCTGGCTGCATAAATCTTTCACCCTTTGCTGTTAGCAATAAATTTTTTAAATTACTAATAGATTGTTCTTCTGTTGTATATGATTGAGCAAATACACCTCCTCCTCCAATTGATCCGGAAGCATAATTATCTACGTCGCCATAAGCTGCAGAGTTTAGTACATCATGATGTCTATTAGCTGATTTGTTCATAGGAAGTAATATTCCTAATGCAACATCTGGCTTTTCTAATCTTTGTTGATATTGATATACTGCCCTTGCCATTTATTATACTTTATTTTTCTTTTTATCTATTGCTTTCATTAATGCAGAATAATCTTTTGTCATTGCATTAACTGTTGAAGCAACTTTTTTATTTTGCATATTAACCGGTTTACCAGTTGTATCCGTTGTTGCTAATGACTGTGGTTGTTGTGAAAGACCAAATGAATCTGCCATATCTGATTTAAAATTACTCATACTAGGATAATCTTGTCCAACTAATGGACCATCACGTGTTATTCCAGATGTTTCATTTAATATATCATTTAGCATTGAATTTTTACTAAACTTCTTTTTCTTTCTTTTTGGAACACCTTCTGTTAGACCATGTAGATCTAATCCATGGGATATAACTTTGTTGTGATCGGTTTTTTGTTCAGTTAATATTTCTGTAACTGCTGCACGTACTTCTTCTCGTATAACTTTTCGTAATATTTTAACGAATGATTTAGAACTCATATAGTATTCTCCTTATTTAATAATAAATATGTATATCGGTGAAATTATAGGATATTTAATCAGCTGTTAATACAGATCAATAAGTTGTATTTTTTGTTGATGATCCTAATCATGTAACTTGGCCAGTTCCTGGTGCTGATGTTGCGCCTACTTGTGCTACCGCGGAACCAGCTGTTGCTACAGCTTGACCGGGGTTTGTAATAACTAAACCTGATCTTATATATTTGTCAATCGCAGTAGCTAACTTTAAAGAAAGTTGTTGTACTGCTTCAGCTTGATTTCCGGTATTACTTTTTTGTTGATCTAGAGCCGATTTTATATCAGCTTGTAATCCTGGTAAATTTAATGGCATAATGTTTCTCTTATTGTTTCATTGAGTCTATTTTTGTCTGAATTGCTTTTAGATCTCCTAATGCAGACGAAGGTCCTGTTGGTCCAGCTGGTGTTGAATAAACATAAGATCCTTCTGCTAATTTAACACATGTATCAACTAATTTTTGAACTTCTGTAAAAAAATTGTCCATGTCCATGGCCCATGATGGTGTTGCAACTTTTACATCTGTAGCTGATACTAATACTAATTCATCATTTTTAGCATTAAATATCAATCTATCAGATCCTATTATTACTTGAGGTTTTTGATATCCATCTTGGAATCCTGTTCCTAAATTATCTTGTGCAAAAGTTAATTTTGTAAGATTTTGTGTACTTGATAAATATATAAAACTTTTATCAGTATTTGGATCTTCTATTTTATAATAATCAGTTAAACTATCACCTGATGTTGTACCTTTTACTTCACATGTTAAAGCTATAAATGGGTCACCAACCTTTCCGTCACGAAAAAATGGTTTTTCTTTATATGGACCTAATTCTGCATGAGTACCAGAAAATCGTAAAACAGATCCATATCGTGATTGTATTATAGTATCACCTTGCAAGGGTTGTATTCGTACAACATCTCTTTCTATATCAAATGATAATTGTTCTGGCTCTCCATTTTCATTTAATACTGTAATACCATCTGATTGAAAATCTTGTATATCTAATACATTATCA